GTAACTGCCATAGTCGAATACCTGCATCGGTGATTCCCTAACGGTTGCGTGCAAGTAAATATGCCACCACTTCCAGTGACAGTCATATCGGATATATCCCAGTCATTCTCGATGTCTGTTGATACGCCATTCGTCTGCGCCGCCCCTGCAAACGCAAGCTCTACGCCGCCTCGGGTGACGCTGTCCACCGTGTTAGCTAGTGTGTCTGGTTGCCCTGCAAAGGCGCTCTTTTTCTTGCCTGTGCGTGTGTTCGCTAGGGTGAGGGAGAGCGATTGGGCTAGGAGGTCAACAAAGGGCTTGATTGCTAAAATCATGCGCTCTATGGGCGTTGCTTGTGAGCTAACTTCGTATACAATCTCAAGATTTTCAGCAGACTCAACAAATGCGCTTTGCTGTTGGCTTGCTGGCGTTTTTCCTGCGTTGATCGCGATTGCCCTGCATGCCGCCCTGATTCGTTCTGGATAACTAAGCGTTGGGTTTTCCGATCCTGCGATAGCTTCCAATGCTACAGCGGAACGTGACAAATCAGGCCCGACGCTGGTTGAACCTGCAAGCGCTTCTGTGTATTCCCGTAGCCTTGAAATCAGTGACATTTATTTACCTTTTGATTTAGCCGCGTTCATCTCTTCTTTAGTACGGCGTTTACGTCTTGTGACTGGTTTAGGAGTCTCTAGTGCGGCCTCTACGGGTGCGGTGGATTCTTTCGGTGTCTCTGCTGACTGTCTACCTCTGCGGCTCTTTGCAACGTCATTCTTAGGCGGGTCAACCTTCTTTGGTTTAACTAAAATCTCTTCAGGTACGTCTAATGCGGCTTTCTTAAATCCATTCGACACGATGCGGGATTGAGTCAATGAGCTTTTCGGTACGTTCTTATCGTGCTTTTCTGCCATGTGTTGAGAGTATTGTCCGGGGCTGTATGCGTTGAAACTGCATTTTCCGCATGTCCTTAGATAGCCTCGTTTAGCCGGCGCCTTTCCGCTTGGTGCGGTGGGTTGCATATTGATATTGATGTCTTTCATCGGCTTCTGTGTTTTAAGTGTCTGTGCCATTTATTGCCCTTTGTGTGTGCTTAATAACCGCTTAAATGCCGATCTACCAAATTAATGATAGACCGGCACAGCATGGCTCCAATCAGTGAGAAACCAAAGTGGGGAAGGCATTGATTAGATCAAGGCTTTCATTTCCGCTTGTGGTAATCTGTAGTCGGTTGTAGCTGTCGACGTCATCTGTCGCGATGTAATTGATAATGGTATCATCAATTTCAAACGTGATTGCGGCACCGCTGGCAGTCTCGTCGTAGATAACAACACTGTCGGCGAAATCGCCTGTGGCTGATGTGTCAAACAACATCTCAATTTTGAGGCTTTCACCGTCTGCAATATCTACAGTGGTGTCTGCTTCAATGTTGAGTTGAACTCCGCCCTGCGTACGACCAATCTTGAACACGTCGGTTGTAGCATCAGTAGCGTTAGGCAATGCGCCTGCCTCCATAATGTAATCGGGGTCAAACTTTGCAGGTTCAACGCCGATTTCACCAGTTAGATCTCGGGTAGTCATAATCAATACCTCCTTAGGATATTACAACGGCGTCTTCTGTGCCGTCTTCCATGTTATAGGTTTCCATGATCGGGATACCGTCCCAAGTGTCAACAATTGTGTTGATACCAGTCTCGGAGTTGCGCATTTCAATCTTAGCGATCTTGTACGCGGTTCCAATCTTCTGCTTCATGGTTGGGTGCATGAGGTACATGCTACTCATACCCTTAGCGCGAGCACCAAGACGGAGTGAGGACAATTCGTCTTCAGTTGGGAAGTTGTCATCGCCTACAATGGCTTCACAGTTAACAAGTCCGCTAATATAACGGGGGTTGTTAAGGTTAGCGCCGAGATAAGTAATGGCAGTCATTCCAAAACCGAGTTCGCCAGTAGCGAGCTTGTAACGAGTTCCGCCTGTTACGGAATCCATCGAGAAAGCTTTGCCAGATGCGAACTGATCCTTGCCAACCAATCCATACATTTGCCCGGGGACAAAGTTAATGCATAGGATGGAATAAAGGCCAGTTGTGCCGCCCAATGACGTCAGCTTGCCTTCCTGGAATGCATACGCACGATAGGAGTTATAAATCATACTCTTTTCGATAGCATTACCAGTTTCGCGCATAATCCAAGGCATCTGCCCTGCGAAATATGCTTGAGGTCCGCCCATGAGTTTAGCTTTGTCTTCGCCGACTTCTATAATTCCGCCAACCTTTGTAAGGTCAGTTTGTACGAGTTCGGTTTCAGCGCTAATGGTTGGGAGTACGGCGTCATAATCGACGGTATCGGCACCGGTGATATTCAGAATCCTTTCTGAAACGTTGGACAATTTGTCCGAAGACTCCTGAACGGGCATAGCGGCGAGAAACGGACTTTCTTCTGTGAAGTCGTCTACCATCTGAGCCTGTTTAGGGGCTTTCTTGATCGCGTAATCGCGGAATGCGTCTGTACGTGACATTATTAAACCTCTTGTTAGTTACTTGTTTGAAACTCGCACTGTTCGCCGATCATCTCGGAGTAACTGTCAGATTCGCCATCTTTAGACGTACGAGGAGCGCCGCCCGGGGGTTTTGCGCCACCGCCTTTAGATGTCTTCTGCCAATGCGTGTTTGCTTTGAGTTCAGTTTCGAGCCATTGTTGCGGCTCTTGGCCCGGCATCACGCCTACACCGTCTCTTGTCAATACCGCGCCATCCTCTGAGACTTCAAACATCGAAGACCTGAAAAGAACGTCGTTTATTGCCGTTTCGTTTACCTTACCAGCCGATGCATCACGCAAGGCCGACTCGATTTTACCCTTGTTTATTCCATTCACCAAAACCGTATTTTTAGATTCAAGGCCGTCATACTTGGTCTGAACCGCCTCAAGTTCTCGCTCATGCTTTTGTTTGTCGAGTTTCAGACGTTCGGCCACAATGCCTTCAATGCTGGAATCATCAACCTTGCCTTTGGTTGTGCGAAGTCGTGCCAATTCATCTAGACTATCTCTCAGCCCTTCAGCTTCGATACCACCATAAGTGGTAACTGTAGCCTCTGCCGTCTTTCTAAGGTCGCGCTCCTTGCCTAGTGCCGTCTTGACATTATCAACATCCTGCTGCGTCTTCATGCCATCTACGCCAGTCAAGACAAACTTACCGTCTTTCTCAGTGTAGAGGCTTGCGAATCCTTCAGGGATCGCGTCTTTTGAGTCGTAACTCGTTTTAATCATCAGGAATCACTCCTTAGTGTTTTGGTTGCCATGCTGTTATACTTCCTCTGCAATATCTTGCATAAGCTCTTTGGCCGCTTTCGTTGACGTGGTGAAATCAACATTGGGCTGAACCAATACGCCGTCAACATCAAACTTCCCTGTTTTCCAGAATGCCGCATAACGTAAAGCCTGGGCTAATCCCTTTGCGCCCGTTTGTGCTACGGTTGACAATGGTGCGTTTTTAATGGCTGATCGTGTCTCTAATGCCTTTCCGCTTTCCGGCTGGTTCTGATCTACTAGCGATATACCTAAAGCCACTGCGTCAGCTTGTAGTCCGCGTTGGCGTTCTCGCATTTCGCTAAGTCCGTCGCCATTGACGCCTGCAAAATATACCTTGGCTTCCGGCGCTGACAATCTAATCATAGTCCCTGCGCCTACTTCGACATTATCGCCCTCACTTACTCCGGTAGCGACTAACGTATCCTGTCCTTGCATGAAATACGCCTGGGCCCAATCTGCATCTCCGCGATAGATCGATACATCCATATTAGATAATTGCAATAGCGGCGACTTTTCTACATCGGGGAATAGGTTTGTAACGTTGATAAACACGAAAGGGATAAACTCTAAGCGCTTTTCATTGGAATTCGGGTATATTGCGCCGTTCTTAGATTCGCTTGCCTCTGTTGGATTATCAAGATTGAGGTTTGTAAGTTCGCCTAATGCCTTTGAGCCTTCCTTGTCGTCGCCATCGATATCAATGAGCATATAAAAATATTCATTCTCTGCATTGAGCGCTAAAACCCTGAGCCGCATCTGTGGTTCTTCAAATCGTGCGGTCCTCTCATCCTCTACGGGCTTCTCTTCTGCTAATAGCACATAATCAACGACGATATCACCATCAGGCAGTTCGCGGGTTGACCAGTCGAGAATAAAGAACCCTTCGTAGCCGATTAATTTAGGCATGACATCTTGCGCCGGTGTCTCTGTTGCTGGAATGTCTGCGAGGATCCCATAACGTCCATACTCAAGCTGGTTCTTGTTGATCTCTCTTAATACCTGATCAAGACCTACACGCCAGCTTGCAGGATTCGTCGCTTCCTTATTCATAAAGGATATTGATTCAGGTATCTCAATCTTAGGCTTCTTTGAATGCATTACTCCGAGCATTGCCGGTAGAGTGTCTTTAGCATAGGCGTAAAATACCGCCCTTGTCTTATAGGAGTTGTAAACATCATCGCCATTGCACTTATTCGCCTTCATTCCAGAGGTCTTTGGTAGATACTCAACGCCGCGCTCTTTAACCTCGCGTTCTCCACCCTCTACAACGTCCAACAACTGCATCCAATCTTTATGAAAATACTGATATTGAATGTTGCCATAAGACAGTAAATTAGTCTTATTAGA